CCCAATACGTCTAGCTCCCAATCCCCCGCTGCTTTTACTGCAATGATTTCATCCATTATTCACCTGTAAACAAAAAAGGCGCATCAACGGAAGTTATCCGTTGATGCGCCTCGATACTCGACTATTGCGCTCCCTGGCAACCTTTTCGCCGCGCTTGCGCGCCTCTGGCTATCCTGCTGCTTTGGGCTATTCAGTTGTACCTATCTTAGCACATTTGTTTACAGAACGCAAGTGCTAATCTATCGTTTCCTCATCGCTTTCTTTACTGCCGCTTTGATAATCGCCTGGATGCGCTCCTGGCGCTCTTTCAGGATGTCGGGTAGTTTCTTCCAGCCGATTGCCGCAAGGTGGCGGCTCTGCTTGTCGCCATACGCCAATCCAGCGTGGGGCGCATCATTGACAAGTATCTGATTCTCGCCACTGCCAACAATCTGCCAGCCTTTCGATAATTCCTGGGTGCGTTTGTAGGGTATATCCAGATTATCCAGGTTAGCAAAGAACCAACCCCGCTGTTTCTCTGTGAAGAACGATACCCCATACGCCGCTTTTCGGCTTATGTAGCGGTAGGATGGATAGCTGCGGAGGATGTTTAGCAGATAGTTGCTAACGTCATCTGTCGCCGCGTCGCGTATCTCTTGTGGCAAGCGCGGCAATACCGTCTGAATGAACTCATCATTCTCGAAGTCAATACCAATCAGGTCATTTCCAGTGGGGGATGCCATAAATATATCCGTAAAATAGTGTGTATGTGTAGCACCATTCAATCATGCTATAATCCTATTGCGCCGCGCGTAAGTCCTCGCTGAAAAGCATACTGCAAAGTAAGTTGGGGTTGCGCGGCGCTCATGGTTTCGGCGCGCCTTTCTGCGTGACTGGCTCCTCGGTGTATTCCAGCGTGCATTGACAATTCCAGCCGCCGCATTCCAACATTCTGCCCTGCGGCCTGTACCCGCTGGCGATCCAATCCTCAGCCGTGGCAACTTTACCATTCAACCCCAGGCACGTACTGCAATGCTCCACGGTGCTGCCAATCACCCATCTATAACGATCCTTCGGGCGCGTGGTTAGTTTAGCCAGATTGACAACTTCGTTATAACGATTCGTCCATAGCTTGACGCGCCCCAACAGCCCATCTATAGGCAACCCCTCAGCAGCAGCGCCTTCTATCGCCTGGGCGTAATCCAATACGTGGTCCAGCTCACTTTCAATAACGCCGTCTAACACGGCCTGCCATTCCGGTTTCATGTCACGGGCTGGATCAAGATCATTAGCGCGCATCCCCTCGTTCCAGGCGCGGGTAAGCTGCTCATTGATAAGCCGGATCATATCGTCAATAAATGCTCCCGCGTCTATCACGCCATTGTAGAAGCCGCGCACGTCCCTGCTCAAAACACGGTCATAGTACGCGACGGTCTTGATTGCATCCCCGCCCAACATGGCGGCTACGGATAGCATGGCGTCAATGACGTTCTGCCGCGCTTCAAGCATTGGCGGTTGCCTCTAGTAAATCATTCGCCCGTTGTAATTCCATCGCAATCAGCAGCATCGGGTCAGCCTTGAGCTTCATTGCCCGTTTCTCGAACACGGCGCGCACTTCCTCCGGCGTGGTTGCGTTCTTCAGCGCCAGCTTGATTGCTCCCCTGGTTGCCAGGGTTATCAGGCTGCTATCGTACTCACATACCGCCGATCCAGTCTCCTTCAATCGCTTGATTGACTTGCGCTCCCATTTCGCCATGTCCGCGTCTATTGCGGCTTGCTGTTCGTCGCGCTCGTTATCCTGCGCGCTCTCACCTGCCCCCTCCCCTACTTCCTCGCCGGGTTGCTCATTAGGTTCGGTAGTTTCTTCGCCCGTTTGTTCTATGTTCGCGGGTAACTGTGGCTGTGGGGGCGCGGGTGGTTCTCCGCTCAAACTAGTGCCGGAGCTAATCTGGACAGGCAGCATCACGCCGCGCTTGTCGTCTGGCAGCTTGCTTACCTGGGCAATCGGCTTATCCTCATAGTATTTCTCGCGGATTTCGTCAATGGTGTGCGTCTCGGCATACCTACTAATCTCTTGCAATTCCATTGCTCGATCCGTTACGCGAATGTCCTCAAACTCAGCTTTATACACAATCTGGCGGCTGTTGCCAGAATAGACAGGTAGAATACTGCCAGTTATGCGCTCGGCAATGGATATCAGCATCGGCCACGCGGCGAACTCGGTCAGGGTTGCCTTGCCCGTCCTGGCGTTGGCTTCGGTGGCGTTGACGGCCAGGATTGACGATAGCCCTGGCGCAAACACGCTGTATATCTCCTCTTTCGTGAATGTGCGCCCCTCGATAAATTCCATATCGGCCAGGGTAGAGGCGGCTTGTAACCATTGCACCTGATCCCCTACGCCGCGCAGTAGCATTTGTTCGCGCTTCTGGCTGGCCTCGCGTATATCAGCCTTGATGATGTCCCATTCAGCTTGATCTATTGTATCTTTGAAGGCAATAATCCCAGGCAAGCGGGCGTTGTTCTCCCCGAATAGACGATTATTCCATTTCGCCATGTTTAGCTCGGTGCTTGCGTCCATTGCCACGGGTTCAACGCGGGATAGTCCCAGGAACATGTTAGACGGGTGGTATTCTTTGAAATGACACACCTGCCATGGGTCGAGCATGATTTCTGGTCCGTTGCCTGGGTCATACATATAGCCCGAAATAAATGATTTACCATCCGTCACAGGGTAGATGCGCGAGGGCTGGATGCGCCACAACTCAAGCGGCGGCGTACTTTCGTCCGGGCGGTTGATATGCCAATATGCGTTGCCCGTCAGGAGAATATCCGAGGCGGTAGCGCGCATAAACTCGAAGCGCGATTGTAGCGGGTTAGGCTTGTGTAGTAGCAGCTCAAACGGATGGTTTTCAATGTCGCGCTCCTTCTCGGCGCGTAGCTTCTTGACGTTTAGCTCCACGCCCGCGACGAGGTTGGCGACGGTTGAAACAGCGATATTCACCCAGGCCATGCGCTGATACAACTCCGCCTGATTGCTAACTGTGCTGCGCTTATCTAACCCGTCCGGCTCGTAGCTTGCCGCGGTTGCTAATACCCAGGGCGGTAGCTTCTTGAAGTCCGCTTTGATAGCCTCAATCTCAGCCTGCACCTGCTTCGCGCTTACATATCCCCACCGTTCTAGCATTGTGTTTAGTATGCCCATGTTGCCCTCATGCGAAATCTACCAATCCGCCTGCCTTGACGCGCTTTAATCCATCCCACGCAATCGCCAAACTCATCACGCAATCGTCGTGCATCCCCTCCGGCGCGCTGTACGCAAACGAGCCAGACGGGTTGCGCTTGCTCTCGAATGACAATAACTCCCCGATCAAAACGGGGTCATTGATAATGGCTATCTCACCATGCTCAAACGCCGATTGTAAATTCTGGATGATGGTCTGCTTCGTGGCGCTGGTCGTGGTGAACGGGATAACGGGTACGCCCTTATGTCGGATAGCGTCAATCACGGGCTGCCCGATACTGTTACTCTCCACTTTCATCGCGTCCAGCTTCCAGCGTTTATGTAGCGCGGCAAGGCGATCCACCAGCACGTTGTAATCCACGCGATTGAAACGATCCATGTAAACCATGTGCTTACTCTCGGTGTCAATCACGCTAACCACCGTGTAATCTATCGAGGCGGCAACGTCCACGCCGGCGATGTACTGCCGGCCTGCCATGGGTCCCGCCATGGGGCTGAGGCTGGCGGCTTCCTGAACACGGCGAAAGACGCTGCCCTGGTCGTCGATAAATTCGGCAAGATATTCCTGGCGGAAGATGATGCCCGGTAGCGTTTCCTCTGCCGCCTTGATTTCGCTTGCTTTCACACCAGGATTAGCGGCGGTTGGAAACGTGAATGATTGATAATCGTTATCGCCCCTTACCCCACGCTGATACAGTTCCCAGAACCAGTTACGCCCGCGCGGAGTAGAGATAAACAGCGCCCGCCCTAGCTTGTCGGATAGCGCAGGGCGTAGCGCGTGTGTCCAGGCTTCCGGCTTCATAAACGCCGCTTCGTCCAGCACTACGAAGTCCAGCCCTGCACCGCGCAGGCTGTCCGGGTTATCCGCTGATCTCACGCGTACTTTACCGCCGCCGGATAACGTGACGCTGCGCTCGCTCAGGCTGATGGATGCGCCGGGGATGCCGCCCGCGATCTTTACCAGCGGGTCCCACCCTACGTCTGAAATGGGGAAGGACGGCGCAACCCACCACGCCAGCTTGCCTTCACTCGCAACCTCTAAGCACTCAATCACGCCTAGCATGGTTTTCCCGAAACGCCTCCCCGCGTCAACAACACGAAACCGCGCACGGCTGGCGCGTATCTGCTCTTGGGCTGCGTGAGGCGGGGGGTCGAATACAATATCAATCTTGCTCACCTTTAGCCGTGCCGCCCCAATGAATGACGATCTTCTCGCCGTCGCTTGTCAAATCCAGCTTATCCGGCACTTTGCCAAACGCCACTTCGATAAACGCCCGCTGTAATTGCGGGTTCTTGCTCTGCGCCCATTGACGTAGAATCGCCTCGGCAACCGGGACCTTATGCCCGTCCACTACGATAGCCGTCGGCTCGTGCGCTATCTGCTGCGCCAGCTCGCGGAGCGCGTCAAACGACTTGGGCCGTCCCTTGCGATTGATCTGTTGCTTTCTTTCCTGAAAGCCGCCTTTACCAGTCGGGTTTGCCATTAGCTTGCTACAACTTGCTCATCTAGTTCTAGGAGCGGACGGGTCGGACTTGCGCCGCCAGTTTCCTCATTGGATTGAGGCGCGTTATCTGTTTCGCCTCGTCCGCGCGGTTGCCCTTTATACATTCCTGCGCCACGCCGCTCTATTTCCGAATAGGGCAATTCGGGAACGGTTAGCCGCGTGCGGTATGATGGATCGATGAAGTAGATATAGCGGAGCATATGCCCCGGAACTGATTTAGCGCCAACATCAATAAACGGTTTTAGGGATGCGCCTCCGGTAATGTTTGCACCATAATGTTCTGCAACCTTGCGAATTGTCGCCCAAGATGTACCAGTAAGTTCTGCGCGTGTTTCTCGATACCCGTCTGGAAACTCAACAATTTGGTTATTCTCTTTTATCCCCGTCAGGACAAATCCAGCCGCGCGGTAAATCGTGCCATCGCCGCATTGTGTACCATCCGCAAACGTAACAACCCACTTGATCTGTGGGGCGTGCTTGCGTAAAAGTTTCATCGCAATTGACAGGGCGCGACTTTCAGAATTGCGCGGTAAGGTATCACTAAAAGCCATCCGGTTAAGTTCGATAAATTCGTGCCATTGTGTACCGCTAACCAATCCCTGTATTTTGCGCTTGTCAAGGCTCGGCCCGAATTGCATCGCGCCCTCTAATTTTCCACGGTAAAAAACGCCGATGTGAAGCTGACTATTCTGAACAACCTTTCCAGAATAGTGAACACGCTTCACCAATTCGTTGGCGTCTTTTGCCGGGATGGGGCGCAATACAATATCCTTAGCCTCGCCCATTCGCCTCCAAGAACATCTCACAAATACGCGCCAGCGCGTTTCCGTTGCTGTTTTCGTTTTCCGTTTCAACGAACGCACCCAACGCCTTACTCGCTGTCAACGCCTCTTTCACCGTTTCGGCTTGCGTATCGTGCAGGGTGAATGTCATCTGCTGGAAAGGTGCGCGATCCTCGTCGGGCAGTTTATCCATTGCCGCGCCCCAATCATCGTTTGGCGCAATCCCTAATTCAATATCACTAAACCCCCACTCTATCAAGTCCGGCACATCCCACTCGCTCAGAACGTCGAAATCCCACTCGCCAGCCGCGCCCTTATGCAGGAACACCGTCAGCTTTTCGCGCTCCTTCTCCGTCAGCGCCCGCGAGGCAACGCGCACCTCCACCTCGTAATCCCCGCCGTGCTTGTCCAGCAGCACGTTCAGGCGTTG